CCCGGTCAAGAGAGAGAGGAGAAGACAGGATAATCGGCCCCCCCAAGTGCGTTTCGCCCGCACTTGAGTAATCCGGTCCTGACAGAGCTGAAACATGCTCACTATCTTTTAATCCTACCGCAACTTCAGCCATTTTGGGGGCAACCCCCTCAACTGAAGGGCAAATAGGAGTGCGTAGGAGGAACTTAACCCCTACTTCTAGGGGACCAACAGGTGACGAGCCTGAAGGTGAGATAGGTCATGCCCCACATCCTTTCTCTAATACACCGGAACATCGGTTTCCACGACCGCCGGCACCTCCCCTCACCAGAAGAGGGCCAGTGATGCCTGGATCACTCCAGACATATGGATAACCACCCCTATATCTATCCCAGGGATTGGGAAAGAAGGTCGAAGTCGACGTAACGGTAACGAGAACCCACGGGCGCATTCACTTATCACAAATCTGGTAAGCCACTACCTCACCACCAATAGGTGACAGTGGAGAATGCGTAGACCGTGGGCCCCGGCCGCCCTAATCGACTTCTAGTTCCTTTGGATAAGGAGCAGAAACCGGACGGACACGTGGGATCCCTTCCGGGATCCCGAGTCCGAATGTATTAGAGCCTCGCACTCGGATCTGCTTCCATAGACGGTAGAGATCTGTAAATCTCGGTTCTAACTCCCGCTCGCGTGCTCGGCTGAGCTCCGCGATCGAGAGAGGAATTCGAGCAACAGAATTCTCTAGCTTACGTATCTCTTGATACATAACGGCAGAAATCTGTCGCGCCTGAAGCGAGATTCCGAGGCGATTAAAATGTGTTATGGTATCCCGGACTACCTGAATCCGTCTCTCTAAGACAACCAATTCATTATTGGTCTTGGTCAAGATAGCTTGAACCACGGGATCAGTAGATGATGTGAACTCGGAAAAGAACACATCCCTACACCGACGATCAAAGGTCTCCTCACACTGGTTGGTTAGCTCCACAAGGGAGTCCATCCAGGGAGTGACCCAGGTCGAAGCCTCGTCCCCCCAGATTTGGGGGAGCAAGGGACCACGGGACCCAACCCACTCAAGCCAATTCGTTTTAGAGAACGCGGTTTTAGAATCGGGATGGGTAATGATGACTATGAGCGCCGCGAGCCGCTTGGGAAGGGTTTCCCAGGTCGACCCGAGACGAGCCATATTCTTCATACCCACTCCGAATGCTGCCATTGCCTGAGATAATGAGGGTGTCCATCCCAGAGCTAACCATTGGCACATTGCGACACATGCACTCAGCGATTGCTGAGACATAAGCCACAAGTTCCAAGGTAGCCCTGTGACATCCACCCCTGAGCGGTAAAATCTTTTTGCGAATTCACCTGATTTGTTCGTACTAATCAGGGACTTCGCTAATCCGATTTCAACGCCCAGGATCTCCATCACCCTCAGGTAGTGCTTCGCGACATCTTCGTTGCCAATGATGATGTCGTCACCAAGGACAGCATAGTCCCGGAACCAGCCATCTATACCTGCCCTAAAGGCAGCAAACTGCACGATCGCATGATGCGTTAGTGCTAACATAGCCCAAGACGAGTAAGCCCCCATTGGCTGGCCGACAGCGTATCGATACCGGCTCGATTCATTATACAGAAGAATCGGGTCGGTCGACCTGTCTCTAACCGATGGTAGAATCGCGTATTCGCGATCTACCAACAGGGACTTCCACGCCTGGGCAAAGTTAGCGTTAAACATCACCGCCAGGATCGATTGCTGGACCAGCACTGGTAGTCTATCAGTCGCTGCAGACAGATCGAAACTTGCTAAATACCCCGATCGGGAACGTTTAATCAAAGCCTTAACAGGCTTATGCTGATCAAACGTCCCATCCTGAGGTATTTCCCTTAGCAAGTCGAAAATCGTATCATGCAACGGCTTTAGGGCCACCTGAGTCCAGTAATCGACCATGGCAAACACCCGAACCTTCCCTGCGGCCTCTAACTTGGTCGCCAGCCTCCCGGCGAATGGATACCCGGTTGGGTCATATGACGCAACCGTCTCCATCTTTCGCCAAAGAGACTTGGTCCCCTCGTACTGACCGCAGAAATGCAAGTACCACGGAAGACTCTCCCCCCAATTCGGGGGATGAGAGTGACCCGTATGCTTCGGGCCTGGTACATGCATCGCTCCGGTCACCCAAACGTACGCTGCCCAAGCCCTTGCGGAAAACGAACTTTGCAAAGGTTTGGAGCAAGCGCCGCTCTGGGCGATGCCGAGGAGCTCGGGTGCAGGTAATCGTGCAGGATCCATCCCTTTGTAACACTCATCAGTCACCGATTGTAGCCCTTTGAAGAAATGGTTGGATAACCAGGTCTCCCAGGAAGAAACAAAGGCAACGGATAAGTGCACTCCAGGACGGGTAATGGTATCAGTCCGAACGTCTGCTGGGTATTTCAAAACCCGGAACAGACCGAACAGACTTAACCACAGTCGGAGAAGTTGATCGTCGCCTCGCCGTATCCGCAAGCGGTGAACACTAGGAATAATCCTAGGTAAACCACTGCGGGAAAGCGCAACGAACGCACCAACATCCCGACTGTCCGACTTCGGAGAACCACCAGTAGCTGTCATCAGACAGATATTGGCCGCTTTAAGCCACAAGACCAGACCCTTCTGGCCTCGAGACCGATGCAATCGGATCACTACCTTAGTAAAAGTATAGATAGCTCTGAGCCTATCTCTAGTCATTCCTCCGACTGCTAACCGGACTATGCTTACGCATAACCCGATTAGCCGTTGCTGAGTTGTTAAACTCAGCCGCCTAGTCAAGCGTGCTGCACCTCTTATCTTACTCTGGCGAGTCATCGTCAAGAGACGGACAAGTAGGTTAAGCATGATTAATTGTTTAGATTAATCCGTTTGACCGCTCGGTATGCTTCCAAATGGAAGGGCCGTAGGCGCCCCTGAGGCGGGGGTCAGTGGATTAGACTGAGAGAGTCTCTGTAAAGCAGAACTCATATCTAGGTGAATCACCCCGATTCACCCTTATAGGCTAAGCGTAGCGACGCTGATTTATAGGAGGCGACATCCTCCATACCAAAAGGGCTCATCATTCGATCCCCTAAATACGAGTCTCTTCCAGGAGACTCGAGGCACACCACCAGTGTGTGCCACCTCACCGGGGGTTGACCCAACTTCAAATCGGAGCTGTACCCAGGTAGACGACAGACCCATCTCGCCGGTATTGATTCCCGGTTGAATGGAGGCGATCAGGCGATCCCTCCCGAAGGAATTCTGCCGCTCCTGGGACCTCACTTGCAAAAGCATGCTCATGGCAAACTAATGCCGAAAGGAAGGGGCCCAGAACGGGCTTCTTCCGGTTGGTCCGAGGACA